TGTTCTTTGTCAATAGTAAAAGGAATTACCTCATCAACTTCACTGTTTTGAAGTATACGCTTTATTTCTTTAGCTACGTGGAAAGTAAGCCCTGATGCTGTATCTTTGGCACTATAGGCTAAAACATAGGCAATTGTGAGGCTAACTACATCTCCTGCCCCGATTGGGAATAGTGAGGACTCCTCATTGCGAAATATCTTCAGTAGTGGGTAGATATTCGTTCCTAGAGGCAACTTGTTGGTGTTGTCTACGGTATAACTCGAAATAGCTTTCTTACCCCCTAGAGCTGTATTAAACGTGATGTTAACTTCATTACGAATATATGCAGCTATAGTTTGGAGGTCTATGTCAAGAAACTTATAATTTGCAGGGTAGCTGGGGCGTTCAATAAACATTTATTACCAAAAGCTCACAGTATCAGGATTGCGATAGTTGTTAGAGTATGGGGTAACATAACGATTGCGTCTTGTTTGCACACCATTTTCGATAAAATTACCATCATTAGTGCCTACAATTTCATTAAAGTCGTCAGCACAATAGAAACTAGGTTCGACATTTAGGTTCTTTTTAAAAATATCAGTGTCACTCGTACCATCCCCATTAAAATCGTAGCCAATATACTCTTTAAGTACTTCACCTGCTAAGACAATGTTTCTATTTTGTTGTTGAGAAGCATTTGGGTCGTTTTGAATTGCTTGAAGACCAGCGTTTGCACCTGCAACAAAGATTCCAGTACCAGCGAATAGGGATTGTAAACGGTCTAAGCCTCGTTGTAAAGTTATTTGACTGAATCCATCATTATTAGCTTCGCCATCGGTTTGACGAGGAAATTTGAAGTCAATGATTTTGGCAATAGAAATGTCTTCTGCAATCATCTTTAGATAATTAATTGTAGAAGGTTCAGTAAGCTTCAAAGGAAACTCATAAATCATTTGCAGATATGTGTCGATGTCACCTAACTCAACTTCATCTACAAGCATCTCAACTGTGGCTAAGTCAATCTCTTGAGTAGCAATACCAGTGATACCTGATGTCTCTTGTTCAACTACTTCTAATCGACCTTTAAGCTTGCGTGTAAGGGATTGGATATTTGCATATTTCATGTTTTACTTTAACCGTAGAGTAGTTTACCGACGTAGGGCAGATAGCCTTGGCGAATAGCAGACTTACCTTCGCGGAATGTGTCTAGTTTGGCACGATAGTTGGCTCTAGCGTTAGCGCTCTCTCTAATTTTGTTTTTTGCTTCGACTTCTTGCTGACGATGAATTGCTTCGTTGATTTGTTGGTCAGTCATTTCGGCTAGTTCATCGTCGGGAATGTCGTCGATGCTGTAGTATCGTTGGCGACCAGTTAAATTTAGGAACTCGGCTACTCGCTGGCGCTCGTTGGCAGAAAAAAGAAGTGAGGGCTTGTCTGAGCTGAAGTTAGCTAGGTTAGTGTTCATAAATGCGAATGTCATGTTCTTGCCCATACCTGCTGAGATTACACCTTTGCGGCGCTTTACTACTGGTGCTGTGAAACCGCCACTTTTTTTGTTGGTTGCGCCCATACGAGCTTGGGGCAAACGTTCACCGAACATCGGTTTCATTGCCCCTTGTTTCATCTTGGGTAGGTTTGGCGCTTTAAGCTGATTTTCCATTTGTGGTTTCTGCGGTGTAGCCGAATGTCTTGAGTCCTTCGTATACTAGACCATGAGTGGGGTCGGGCAGTTCAAAGTCGATAACGGCGATGTCTTCCCATTTCTTGCTCTTGAGTGGAGCGATGCGGTCTAGTTGTGAATATGATTCAATTTTAGCATCTTTACGAGCTTCGGTAATTTTTTGGGTCGCTACTTTGCCAACGAACTTGAGAGCTTCAATTTCGGATGCAGGGGCGCTATTGATTTTCAGCTTTTTAACTGTGTGGATTGTGGTTGTATTGTCGAAGGTTAGGTCGTTGCTAGGAATGAAGGAGATGTCAGGGTTGTGGTTGGCGGGAGTAACGGTTTGGAACTCACTAGCGTTAACCAGAACTGCGGTAGATTTAGCTCTGGCTTCTACAATGTCAATTTCTGTTTCACTGTAGATACCCTCTGGGACTACAAATCCTTCATAATTTATATATGCGGGAAAAATACGATATTGCTTTGGGGGTGTTTTGGGAATCATAGTTGTATAAGTGTAGATGTATTTATGATAGCAGAGATTGTTCTGCGGCTAGTCTGGCAGCGATTGCGTCTTCAAGTTCAGTGAACGTTCCAAGAGTATGCCTCTTATTGTTTATATTGATTACTGCACGATACTTACCGTTATCACGTAATTGTACCCCAGTAGGTAAAGCTTTTTCTTTTTTAGGTTTGTTAAACAGATAAGCAAAACTTTCGTCGCCGTCATAGTAATACTTTTCAGCTTGCACACGACGTTCTTTTGCTTCGGCTTCGGTTTTGAAAGTACCTACTTGCACAGTTTTACCGTTTAAACGGATTCTAGCTAACCAATCACCTCTTCTTTTGTCAAACACTACTCCACCACCATAATGTTTTTGGTTATGTGGTGTGTTTGCTTGCAATTTAGCGGCTTCTAGTTCTGGCAATAAAGATTCATCATTGTCCCAATAAACTTTTTCAGCTAAACTTCTAACTGTTCGTGCAAGCTGCTCTGTTTTATAAATACCGAGATAAATCTTCTTATGGTTTACAGAAATAATAGCCAGCCATGTGCCATCAGCAGTTAACTTCACGCCTGTACCATATTTACGTGCATTTACAGTATTTGTTATTGCCCCTCTTTTTAGGGTATCTAATTCTTCTTTTACAGAAATATCATTATCCCAGTACAGCCTTTCAGCTAAGTCTTTTACCTTTCTTGCTATAGCTTCTCCAAGGTATGTGCCAAGGTAAGTGTCTGTCTTTTCTCCTAAAAGCTTGATGTTCACTTTCCAAGTACCAGTTTTTGTAATATAGACACCAGACCCACGAACTCTTTTTACTTCAGCCATCTCAAGCTTTAATTCTTCTGGATGCTTCTTACCAAAGTTGGGATTAGCCACACCTCTTCTGAGAGACATCTTTTGTCTTGTAGATTCTTTAATAGGTGGTAAAGCTTTTAGATGATTAGCAATTCTTACCATGTTGTAACATTCACGCCAATCTGGGATAGCGTCTAGATATTTCTGCTCGACGGCTCTTAGCTCTTCTATAGATTTACCCAGACATTCTTCTACAATTTCAAATTGGAAAGCAGACTCACCGTATTTATTGAAAGCAGCTTGCAGATGAAAATTAGCGTGTTTATTTACTCTAAGTTTTGAAAAATGCCCGTAATGTCTTTTCTTAATGTTTACGGTAGAGCCAATGTAATAAAGCCCATTTAGAGTATTTGTAATTTTATAGATGCCAGCAATTCTTGGAAGTTTCATAATTCTGTGATAAGGATATTAAGGAAAAAGAAAAAAAGTGGTCGGGCAATCCTTAATTTGCGTTCCCGTAGCTATTCGGTAGACCACTTGTATACATAATAACAAAAATCCCCCAACCAACAATCTGTCGGAAGAGGGATTTAATTTTAACTAATTAGGATTAGTATTAGGAGATGACAGTGAGTCCTTGAGTTGAATCCCATGTATTGAACTCGGCTAAGCTGACAGACGATTCTAAGCTTGCTTGCTTGCTCATTTTGCGCGCTGCGCCAGTTTTTCCGATTGTCACTGCGCTGACCAACTGCATACTGGCAGTGTTGGTGATGGAGAGAGGCGGGTCTCCAGCTTTGGTGTACGTGTTGACGTAAACCCCTGCCTTCCCTCCATTCTCCAACGTACCACCAAGGATACGATTGAATTGACCTTGACGGCTCAAGAACACGACAGTACCTTCATCAAGTACGCGAGTAGGAACTGCTTTGCCCTCGTTATCAGTCAATTCCACATAATCGTCAACTAAGACAAACTTAGGCAGGAATCTGCGAGTCAGAACTTCATTAATTTGGTCGATGCTAGGAGTACCAGTAATAACGTTACCGATAACATTAGCTGTAACTACAGCTTCCTTAACGGACTTACAACGAACCATGTTCAGAAGTAAACGCTCAGAGATAGCAATCTCATCAGCAGGAAATCCATTAACCCACTTGTAGTTAGAGTGCATATCTACAAGGTCTTGTAAAGGGTCAGCAGTCTCATGTTGTGTCCAATCGCGTTTCAAGCTATCGACAGTTTCAGTTCCATTAAAGTCTGTTTGATACACAGGAAATGGAAAGTTGTTGCGTCTCAATGGAATAGCCTTTCGCCAGTCAAGTGAAACGTTCAGACCTGTACGACGGTCGGTATACTCCATCTTACCAGTTTGTAGAGTCTGCCAAGCAAGATAGTCAATCAAGTTGATGTGACCACGAACAAGAGAAGCTACAGAACCAAAAATAACCTTAGCCAATTCGTTATCTTGACCCAATTGCACCTTACCTTCAGAGACTTGAATATTCTGAATGGTGATGTTGCGAAGCTTAGCGATTTCGCTAACTTCTTGCATACGCCACTGAGTATCTTCGTCCCAGTGATACGAAATCGCTGCTTTGAAGTTACGAGCTTGAATGCGTGAGAAGTCGCCTTTTTTCGCTTCAGGGTAGTCCTGACCAGTTGCAACTAACGATGCGATGGGGTCTGTGGTTGTCCCAAGATAAGCAAGCCAGTCACGACCTGTCTTTTCAATCAAGGGAACATAAGTGTTGAGAACTTTGCTGCGCTCTTTGGTTTGACGAAGGGTATTGTTGATAACCAAGTCAGCCGCTTTAGCAGCACGCGCTTCTTTTAAAAAGCTTTCAATAGGGGACATTGCCATTTTTTATGTTTCTCCGTTATTTGTTGAAGTATGGTTTAATGTGCAAGTGCAGACCAAACAAACGCTTCAATTGACGGTCAATGTAGGGCAGATTGTTTTGATAGATACCAGCAATTTCACTGATAACTGCAAAATGTCGCACAGGCTCGTTGGTTAGGTCTACAGGGTCAGGATACAAACCGAGAACTTCTTCAACGTTAATACCGACAATAGAGTTGATAGG